GTTTGTTCGCAACCTTCCAGAGAACGATGACGAGATGCGCAAGATTCTTGGAGTCTCAGCTTCTGACTTTGGTCAGGCTATGCGTCCTGTTTATTACCTGACCTTTCCTGATTTCTTATCAAAGAAGAAGGCTACGTTTGACGCCAAGGGTGACGAGCGTGAGCTTCTAATTGCTGAGATGGAAGGATTCCACGGTCGCTCAAAGATGGACCACCTAAACGTTCGCGTTCTAGTTCTTGATGACCTAGGAAAAGAATACGGTTCAAAGTATGACGATTCATCATTTGACGAAATACTTCGTTCCCGTTATGATAAAGCCCTACCAACAATCATTACCACTAACCGTGACCGTGAAGATTGGGAGAAAGTATATGGCAAGGCTATGGGCAGTTTTGCTTTTGAGGCGTTCCACTTGGTTCGTCTTGTAGGAAAAGACCTAAGGAAAGAGGGCTAAAAATGGAACAACAATGGAGAACAATTCAAATCTTTATAGCAAACGAACTTAACAATAAAGATGAACTAGAAGTCAGCGAAGTATCAATGCACGCAGAAGGACCTAGTAGCATACAGTGCACATGCAAAGACTACAAAAAGTTGAACCTATGTAAACACGTTAACTATGTAGTTAGAAAAATAGAAAAAAATGATGGAAGTTTTGGTCTTCTAGTACCAGAGGACGTTCCAGACGAAGTTGCTTATTTAGCGTTTAGTGATGCAGAATCTTCACGTAACTTCGTACTTCATTACGGAAAAATAGAGGTAATGTAATGCGGGGAGGCGACATCTCTAATGAAACGCCTCCACGTATTATCGTAGTAATAGACGTGGTCTGTGAGTCAGTAATAAAGGAGGAGCGTAAGTTTCTTCGTGGCTCACAGTACCGCACCTACTCAAAACTAAATAACCTAGCTTTATCTGAACTATGGAGGCTTTCTGAGCGCTATGGTTTATCTGTAGAACTTGCTGCATTTGAGAGCGAACTATGGACACAAGAAAGTATTGATGCTTTTATAGATAAACTAGAACGTCGTGGAGGAAACCCGTTTAACTATGCAGAGCTATACTTAAACATCGATGACTTCATTAGCGACTTGCCCTATCGCAATAATTTAAAAGGTGTGATAGATTTACAAAGTCGTGTCGCAAGATACGGCTCCTGGGGTATTGAACTAAACAACTTATAAGGGAATAAAATGGCACATGATAACGAATACAGGCTTGTAAGCAAGGTAATTGCTGAACGCCACATCATTCCGGTACTAGAACGCGGAATCAAAGATGACTGGATTATTGACGACGATTTACGCCGCGTCTGGAAGTTTGTACGTGAACACTACACGACTTACCGTGAGGTACCAACTGTAGTTGCTGTAAAAGACAACTTCCCTAATTTTCAGATTCTTAAAGTCGAAGATACGATGGACTATCTTATTGACAAGATGGTTGAGTTCAGGCGTAACTCCATAACACGCAAAGGTGTGGCAGACGTTCTTCAGAAGATGACTGCTAATGACCACGACTCTGCTTTGATGGAAATGGGTAAGGTAATCTCGTTGGTTAATGACCAGGGAGTTATTGGAACTACACATATTGACTTGACTCGTGACCCAGACAAGCGCTGGGAAGAATACGAGAACGTTCAAAACTCTGTTCTCCTTGGAGTCCCTACAGGATTTGAAAAAATCGATGAGGCAACTGCAGGGCTCCAAGGCGGACAGTTAATTACAGTTATTGCTCCACCTAAGACTGGTAAGTCTCAGATTGCTTTGCAAATGGCTGTTAATGTTCACAAGTCCGGAATGATTCCAATGTTCCAGTCATTTGAGATGAACAACCATGAACAGTCTCAGCGTCATGACTCAATGCGTGCTCACATCAGCAATGCTCGTCTTCGTCGTGGAAAGCTTCAGTCTAGTGAAGAGAATCGTTACAAAAAGATGCTTGCGTATATGGAACAGGCTCACCCTTTTCATCTTGTGGATGCTGTTAATGGTTTAACTATTGATTCTTTGTTAGCTAAAACAGAGCAACTAAATCCAGATATTTTATTTGTTGATGGTGTGTACCTGATGCTTGACCAAGTTACTGGTGAGGCCAATACTCCACAGGCTTTGACTAACATTACTCGTGGTCTTAAGCGTGTGGCACAGCGCCTTAATATTCCTATTGTTATTACAACACAAACATTGTTATGGAAGATGAAAGGTGGAAAAGTATCTGCTGACTCTATTGGTTACTCTTCATCATTCTTCCAAGACTCAGACGTTATCCTTGGTCTTGAACCAGTAGAAAACGACGACATGGTTCGTCTTTTGAAAGTCGTCCAGGCCCGTAACTGTCCTCCATCAGAGACATCTATTACCTGGAACTGGGATACTGGATGTTTCCATGACGAGACTGCACAGGCAACCTGTAAGTTCTGTACTCCTTGGAGTCTTCCATAATGTATGACATTCCACTAGCTCTTACAGCTTTAGGTATTGATTTTACTGACCATGGTGCTGAGGCCCTTGCGCTATGCCCTACTCACTATGAGCGTACTGGTAAAGAAGACCGCAACCCATCTTGGTGGATTAATCTGGAGACAGGTCTTCACACCTGTTTTTCTTGTGGATACAAAGGAAACCTTCTACAGCTAATCTGTGATGTCAAAGGTTTTTACTTTAATGATAAATACGACTACCGTTCTGCTGAGTCTTGGCTAGCAAATGCTGCAGAGATTTCTATTGAGGATTTGCAGGCTGCTTTAATGGCTATGCCTTCTTATATAAACGAGTATGCCAAACCTCTGGAAATGTCTGAAGCTAGACTAGCTGTTTTTGTTGAACCACCTGCAGATGCGCTTGCATCTCGCAAAATCACTGCAGAAGTCGCAGATGCATATGGGATTCTATGGGATTCCAAAGCCAAGAATTGGATTCTTCCTTTGCGTGAGCCAGATAACAACAGGCTTATGGGATGGCAAGAAAAAGGTACAGTTGACCGTACTTTTAAAAACCGTCCTGCTGGTTTACAAAAATCCAGGACATTATTTGGAATAGGAAATCAAAATGAAAACGTTGTTATTGTGGTTGAGTCTCCCCTTGATACTGCTTATCTGGCTTCTATTGGCATTACTGGAGCGGTGGCTATATGTGGTTCGTCAATATCGGAAGAACAAGTAAAACTTCTTAGGCGCTCAGATAAGATTATTGCTGCTTTTGACACCGATAAAGCAGGACTAAAAGCATCTAGAGAAATGCTGGAATTTGGTCTTAAATACAGTTTAAATCTCTTCTTTTTGAACTATGGTAGTAGTAGAGCCAAAGACCCTGGCGACATGACTGAAGACGAATTGCGTTGGGGTGTGGAAAACGCCATATCAGCACTTTTTGGAGAATCAGCCTATGTTCAAGGGAACCCTCAAACCGTATCAAATTGACGCAGTAAATAAGATGGCCACATCTAAGCAAATTCTTGTTGCTTATGAAATGGGCCTGGGTAAAACCCCAATGACTATTGCAGCTATTGAAGAGCTCCGAAGTCAAGGCAAGATGACCAGAACAGTACTAGTACTATGTCTTGCATCACTTAAGTACCAATGGAAAAAAGAAATTGAAAAGTTTAGTGACTCAACTGCGCTAGTTATTGACGGAACTCCAAAGCAACGTCTAGAACAATATAGTCAGTTGGTCGAAAGCCAGTACGTCATTATGAACTACGAACAAGTAGTCAATGACTGGGACATTATAAAGACTCATGAGTTTGATGCCATCATCTGTGACGAGGCGACAGCAATCAAAGGCTTCCGAGCCAAGCGAGCTAAGAAAGTAAAAGAGCTCGCTAAAAATATTCCAGTAAGATTTGCACTTACAGGAACTCCAATTGAAAACGGAAAGCCAGAAGAAATCTTTTCAATCATGCAGTTTGTTGACCCCAAAGTTCTTGGAAGATTCGACATCTTTGATAAAACATTTATTGTTAGAAATTATTTTGGAGGAGTACAGCGATACCGAAACCTTCAAACCTTGCACAATACTTTAATGAAGTACTCAGTGCGTAAATCTCAAAAAGACGAGGATGTCAAGCCTTTTCTACCGGATGCAGTGTACCGAGAACCCTTGTTAGTAAAACTAGATAACGCATCTCAAAAAGTCTATAACTTTATAGCCAAGGATTTACTAGAGTTACTTACTGAGGCAAAAGAGCTATTTGGAAACAACTTTAATCTAGCTTCCCATTACGGCCAACTGTGTGACCCTTCAGACCCAATTAATGAAATGCGGGGGCAAATTATGTCTAGGATTTCAGCATTACGAATGCTTTGCTCTAATCCTTTTATATTACACGAAAGCGCGGTTAACTTTGAAAAACAAAATGGTAAGGGCAGCGCTTATATACACTCCATAAGCAGCTTGCTAGAAGGAGTCTCAAAAACACCAAAGCTAGACGTTCTTATAACCTACCTGACTGACCACCTAGAAATTGACAAGTCCTACAAAGCTGTGGTATTCTCGTCATATCTAAGCTCAGTAAACAGTATTGTTTCTAGACTTGCTCAAAGCGGAATACACGCAGTTCCATACACAGGAGAAATGAATGCCAAACAAAAAGAAGAAGCGAAAGAAGCCTTTCAATCACACCCTGATATACGAGTTCTTGTTAGCTCTGATGCTGGTGGTTATGGTGTTGATTTACCTCAAGCCAACCTCTTAATAAACTATGACCAGCCTTGGAGCTCTGGACTTTCTGTTCAACGTAATGGTAGAATCAACCGTACATCCAGCGATTGGACAACAATTACAATTCAAGATATACTTGTTAAAGATTCGATTGAGCAGCGTCAGTATGATATGCTCAAGCAGAAAGGTAACGTTGCAGGAGCAATCCTAGATGGGGCCAACATAAATTCTAAGGGCGGAGTTGACTTAACAGTCGGAAGTCTTATAGAATTTATTACAAATAAGATAATTTAAGGAGAAACAGATGGCGCATTCAAAAGATGACTTGACCAAAATAGTTATAGACATTATTAGTGCAGAATCAAGGTACCCAGAATCTAAACTGGAGTTAACTAAATCGTTGACCAATGAGCTAGATATTGATTCAATCTCAATGATGACTATTTTTATAAAAACAGAAGAACAAACTAAAATCAAGATACCTGATGAAATTTGGGCAAACTTGACAACTATTGAACTTTTAGTAGAATATCTAATAGCACAAGAACAAGGAGAAATAAATGGCTAATTTAATCCCAGAAGAACCACGCGAATTTGCTGACCCAGAGGACTTTGAAACCCAGGTCACAGAGTACATTCGTCTAAAAGCAAGCATGAAGATTATGGAAACTCGCACCAAAGAGTTGAATAAACTTATTAGTCAAAAGATTGACGAGCAAGGCTATGAAGATAGCGACGGCAATTGGCTTATTGATTTAGAGACACCAATTGACGGAATCTCTCGCTTAGAGAAGATGCGTAAGTCTTCACGTAAACTTGATGAAACAGTTGCAGAGGCAATCATCGCTGCTGCTGGTATTGAGGACGAAGTTTATGAGATGGTAAAAACTCTAAACGAAGAAAAGCTCATGGCTGCTTACTACGATGGTAAAGTCACAGAACAACAACTTGACGAGATGTTCCCTGTTGCTGTATCATGGGCACTCTGGACAAGAAAGTAAAGTTTAAACATGCCGGGAATGCGTAGCGAAAAAGAAATACTCGAAGCTTTCGAGGGTCTTGACCGCGCACCCGGTTCAAAAAAATTACGCAAACCGACCACCACAGTTGCTGAAAAGCGCCGTAAGAAAATTATGAGTGAATCGAATGGCTGGGATGCAAATCCTATCATTCGCAGTATAAAAGGTGTGGAGACAGAATTGTTTACTATCTCAGCTTTAGCCGACGCGCTAGAGAAGAAGATTGTAACCATTCGTCTATGGGAGAAAAAGGGCTACCTACCTGCTGCTCCCTATCGCTTGCGTTCTAAGAGTCTTAATGGTAAAAAGGTATTAGGTAATCGTGTTTATACGAGAAGTCTAATCGAGATTGCCATTGAGGAGTTCACAAGACGTGGACTTCTTGGTTCCGCTCGTGTAGAATGGAATCATCATCACGACTTGACAGAGATTATTGTTAATCGCTGGAAAGACGCGGTGGAAACCCGAGAGTCGTAAGACCTCCGACAAAATGAGAGCCGCAAGGCCTCCGACCGAAAGAAGATACACTATGGCTATTACACAGCCTTCATTCAACGCTGACGACTACCTAGTAGAAGACAGCGAAACTGCATCACCAAAGCACGGCACCACCGTACAGGCAGGATGGGGAGCAGCTGCTGCTTTTCTAAAGCCTGTTAAGCAGAAGAGTCTGTACCCTACAGACATGAAGTTCAGCGAGCAGGCACAACTTGTGCGTTTCCTAAGTGACGAACCATTTATGGTTTACGAACTACACTGGATTGACGCAATCAAGGAAGGCCGTCGTTCATTCATTTGCCTAGGCGATGAATGCCCACTGTGCACCATTGCTGGTGACACCCCACGTCCAAAGTTTGCTTTTAACGTGATGGTAATGACTGACGAAGTTCCTAGCGTTCAGATTCTTACCGCCCCTATTACATTCGCCCGTCAGCTACAGGCTGCTAACGATGACCCAAAGTTGGGCCCATTGTCAAAGCACTTCTGGGCTATCGCTCGTCTCGGCACAGGTCGTGAGACTCAGTACACTCTTAACCGTGTAAAGTCAACCGACCTAGCAGAAGACTGGGAGTTGGACGCGGAGGAACTGATGGCTACCCTTGCCGATGCTGTTGCATATGGCCCTGAGGCTATCTACGTTGCCCCACGTGAAGATATGCTAGCAGTAGCACGTCAGCTCATTTCCTAACCAACTCACTCACCGTGGGGAGCCGAAGGCTGTTTCTCCCTTTCTTACTTCGGCTCCCCACTTTTAACATTCGGGGCTTTTATGAACATCATTACAACTGTTGAACAGTTACAAGAATTTGTAGAGTATTACTCTAAGGTCGATGCGTTTGCATTTGACGTAGAAACAATTGGCGAAGACCGCCTTTATCCAGTCATCAATGATGTCTGTTGGATTTCTTTTGCGACTGATGGTCGCGTAGACGTCATCCCTATGGGTCATCCTAACGGCGAACTTGAGGGGTATGACAAGCCACTTCTTCTTGCAGGCCAGCGTCGCTTGGCCGAGGGCAAAGAACTTCTAGACTCACACTATTCAAAAGATGAGCGTAAGTGGATTCCCAAATTTGGTGAGGCACCATCTCAGCTAACTCCTGCTCAAGTATTCAAAGCAATTAAACCACTTATGTTTGGAGACAAACTAAAGATTGGACACAACGTCAAGTTTGACTTGAAGTCAATTGCTAAATACTTCGGTGGCAAAGTTCCCTCAAAGCCTTTCTTTGATACCTTGACCGCTCAGTTTATTATTAACAACCTGAACAAAAATAATCTTAATCTTAAAGATTCTGTAAAACGTGAACTGCACGTTGATATGGAAAAGGGTGTTGGAGAGAACGTTGCTTTACACAGTTTTTCTGAAGTGGCAAACTACTCCGGTATCGATGCAGAATTGACTTGGAAACTTTACCAATCATTGCTTCCTAGAATTACTGGTGGTCTTACCAGGGTTTGGAAGTTAGAGATGGATGTTCTGGCTGCTTTGTGCGATATGGAACTGACTGGTGCGTATATTGACACCAAGACTCTTGAAGAACTTGCAGAGCAGATTAGCGAAGACAAAGAGAACGCAAAAGCAAAAGCCTTTAAAATTGCTGGTGAAGCATTTGCAATTAACTCTGTTCCAGCTAAACAAAAGCTTCTATTCACTGCTGAAGATGGTAAAAAGCCTCGTATAGTTCCTAACACAAAGTTTAAAAACGTGTTAACTACCAAAGGTTTTGAGACACAGCGTGCAGGTGGAGAACTTACTTCTGCTCACTATTCCGTGTCTGCTGAAGCCCTTGAGTATTACCGTGGCAAGGATGACCTTGTAGACGCTTTGCTGGAATATCAGGACTTGAACAAGTTGATGACTACATATGTAACTCCTTACGCAGGAGGTACCGTGGAGCGTGAAACTAACGGTAAAAAGACCACAACCGAGCGTAAGAGCCTTCTTATCAATGGACGGGTCCATACTAACTTCAAGTCTCACGGGGCCGAGACGGGCCGTTTTAGCTCGTCTGAGCCTAACCTACAAAACATCCCATCATCTGGTGATTACGGTAAGTTGGTTCGTAACCTATTTGTGGCTCCTCCAGGGCACAAGCTGGTTGTTGCTGACTACTCTCAGATTGAACCGCGTGTTATTGCGTCGTTTAGTGATGACCCACTTTTGGTGGATAACTACATGACTGGTAAAGATATTTATACCACTATCGGTGACACCATGGGTGTAGACCGCAAGGCCGGTAAGGTTCTTGTTCTTGCCATCTCATATGGTGTAGGACCTGACAAAATTGCGGCATCTATCGGATGTTCTGTGACCGAGGCAAAGCAACTACTTCGTGATTTTGAGGCTAAGTTTTCATCTATTCCTAGATACAAGGGTAAGGTTGTTCGTTTAGCAAAGAACTCTGGTTCAATTCCGTTTGTAGAGACTTTGTTTGGACGTCGCAGATACATCCCTGATTTGCTTCAGCGTGACCCAGGACTACTGGCTCGTGCAGAACGCCAAGCGTTTAACACAGTTATTCAGGGCTCAGCTGCTGACATCATGAAGCTAGCTTTGGTTCGTGCTCATTCTTGTTTTATAAACGAGCCTGATATAAATGTAATATTGACAGTTCACGATGAATTAGTTACAATTACACCAGAAGACCGTGCAGACGAAGTGGCAGATGCTATCCGCGTTTCCATGGAAGGAATACAACTTAAGGAGATTACTGTTCCACTAATCGCAGACGTGAAGATTGTTGATAAGTGGGGTGAGGCTAAATAATGGGTAAAAAGAAAAAAGCTAAAAAAGTCTGGACAATTAATGACGTCTCAGCAAAACTTCGTGAGTTCATTCTTGACTCACAGATTCAGAATGCACACGAACTAAGTGTTATATTAGGATGTGGAAAGATTAGCAATGAGCTTGCAGAAAAAGAAGAAGAAGAAAGCGAAAAACGTGTAGAACGTATTTCACATCTTATCCCTCTTTTATTTGCCCATGCCCATGCTTTAGCCGAAGGGTCTATTGAGTATCAAAAAAGTAATCTCCCAGAAGAACTTAAGTCTCTTTCAGATGACATGTGGATTGAAAGCCGTAAGCTAATGGAGCAGATTGCAATGTCTGCACTTGTAGGTTCTGTATCTCAACTAGTAGACTTAGGTTTAGTAAAACTACCAAAGGATAAAAAATGAACAACGCAGATTGGTGGGCAAAGAGATTAGGTCAGCAACCTCAGGTACCACAGGGACGTCCTGACCCAACTCCACAGATGCCTCCTTCACAGCAACCTATGGCTCAGATGCCTTCCTTTCAACAGCCACCGACAACCAAAGCACAGTCTGCTCGCCAGACTGCTACGTGTCCTGACTGCGGGTCGGGCAACTATTTTGCTATTGAAAATGCGAAAGCACGCTGCTATGACTGTGGGTACCCCGTGGAGCAGTCCGGGTCGCGTTTCGGTGGGCTCGCTGGTGCGGTTGTTGATGGCTCAACAAAGCCAGCAACAGGCAATAGCAGTACATCAGGATTCAGTGCAATCCCAAGTGGGTATGGACCCAATGGACAAAAGTTAGGATAATAAAATGGAAGAATCACAGATTCAATTAATCAAAGATAAAACATATTTAGATATTAGAGCAAAAGTTGCAGAGGTTCTTTTAGAGAACGGCATCCTGGACACCTATGACGGTAGAGTAGGTTGGTGGGTCAACAACGGTGGGCCATCATTTATCGCACTCTACGACGTACTGGAGGCAGTCCGTGATTAATCCAGATGCGCTAAAAGTACTAGCCCAACTTAACAAAAAATTCGGAGAAAATACTGTAGTTATAGGAGAGAATATCCGTGCAGACCTTATCAGTCGCGTTACTACTGGGTCTACCACTTTTGACTATGTTCTTGGTGGTGGGTTTCCAGCTAATCAATGGAATGAACTTATTGGTGAAGCAAGCCACGGGAAGACAGCTATTGCTCTTAAGACAATCGCGGCTAACCAGGCGCTTGACCCAGAATACACAACAGTATGGGTTGCAGCAGAGCAATGGGTCCCAGAGTACGCAGAAATGTGTGGAGTAGATGCCAGCCGTGTTATCGTTATTGAAACTAATATTATGGAAGAGGCCTATGACGCAGTTTTGGCTTTTGCTGAATCAAAATCAGTCGACGCTATTGTTATTGACAGTCTTCCTGCCCTAGTACCTAGTCCTGAAGCTGAAAAGAATATGGATGAAATGACTGTTGGTCGTGGAGCCCTAATTACTAACAAGTTCTTCCGTAAGGCTGGAGCCGCTATGAAACGCTCTCTTGTAGAAGATGAGCGTCCAATTCTAGGCATTGTAATCAACCAGTATCGTATGAAGATTGGTGTAATGCACGGAGACCCTCGCACTACTCCAGGCGGTGAAGGTAAGAACTACGCATTCTTTACTCGTGCCGAAGTTCGCCGTGACGAATGGATTGAGGCAGGCTCAGGAACTAACAAGATTCGTGTAGGACAGCGCATTAAGATTCGTGTTCTAAAGAACAAGACTGCCCCACCACAGCAGGTTGCTTATATTGATTACTACTTCTCAGACCACAGCATCTATCAAGCAGGAGACTATGACACTGCTAAAGAAGTTGTTGCAATGTCGATTGTTAAGGAGATTGTTGACCGTCGCGGTGGCTGGATTTACTACGGAGAGCGCAAGTGGAACGGACAAGAAGCATTTGTCAATTCCCTACGTGAAGATGTAGACTTATATAAAGAACTTCGGGATAAAGTCTTGAAGACCCCAACCAGCTTTATAGGAGCAAATAATGACTGAACAACAAATTCGCGATAATGAACGTCTAAAAATTGTTCATTACATCCGTGCAGTAGCACAGGATTTAAGAAAGTTTGATAACGAGCATGATGCACTCTTTCTTGATGAAATTGCTGAGGTACTAACCCATCCTGATTGGCCAACAAAAACTTCAGGATACAAAGGCCAGTAATGTCAAAATCAGAAGGTCAAAAACAATCTCAAAAACACGAGAAAAGAATTGCAAAAGCCATTGGTGGCAGTACTACTGCTGCCTCTGGCGCATTCTGGTCTCGCAAAGGCGACGTGCGTAATAATGACCTTTTAATTGAGCACAAATGGACTGGTAAAAAAACTAAAACAATTAGCTCTGCAGAATTGAAAAAAATTACCAATGAAGCTATTATGGACGGAAGGCTACCGGTTTTTGGTATCCATCTTGATGGAGAAGACTACGTTATTCTTCTAGAAACAGACTTTTTGGAAATGTGGAATAAGTAGTATGTTTTACTATGATGAAGATGTATTAGAGCAAGCTCGTTGTTCAAACATCGAGAACCCTGATATATTTTTCCCCAATCGAGACAAGGATACTTACAAAGAAATTGCTGCTCAAGCAAAGCAGTACTGTTTTGGAGTTGGTGGCAAAGACCCTTGCCCGATTAGAGTTAAATGTCTTTGGCAAGCAATAGAATCAGATGAACAACACGGTATTTGGGGCGGCCTATCTCACCGTGAAAGAAACGCACTTGTGCGTAAATGGCAAAAGAAGTATAAAAGTACTATGACTTTGAAAGAATATATCTTTCAATTAGATAAGAAGGAAAAATAATATGGCAGTAACAAAATCAGAACTACAAAAGTTCTTAGATGCAAAAAAGAAACCATACCGTCTTCTAGGTGATATTGAACGTCATCTTTTGGCACGTCCAGTTGGTGACCGTAGTACAACCGTACTTCACCCATCTGAAATTATTAAGAAGGATTGGTGTAAGCGTGCATCTTACTTCCTTCTACAAGGGCACACTAAAATTGCAGAAAAGCCAGCACTGCAACTCCAGTCAATCTTTGATGAAGGCCACGCTATCCACGCCAAGTGGCAACGTTACTTCCAGGAAATGGGAGTTCTTTATGGTCGTTTTGTTTGTGTTGCGTGTGACTTCTCACTGTTCGACCTTGGTGTAGTAGGATGTCCCGCCTGTGGTAAAGACACCTTAGAGTACCGTGAAGTAACACTTACCGACAATACTCTTCGTATTGCAGGACACACTGATGGTTGGATAAAAGGTATTGGTGACGACACTCTTATCGAAATCAAATCAATTGGTCCAGGAACTATTCGTTCAGAATCACCTGGGTTGATGTATGACGCTAATGGTGATTTTATGGAAGCTTGGAAGAACATCAACCGCCCATTCAGCTCCCACATTCTTCAGGGCCAGGTTTACCTTGAACTACTAAAGCGTATGGGAACACCAGTTAATGAGATTGTATTTATTTATGAACTCAAAGCTAACCAGTCTTACAAAGAATTTTCTGTAAAAGCAGACTATGAGCTTGTACGCCATATATTTGATGGTGCTAAGTTTGTTGTCGATGCTGTTGATGCTGGAGTAGCACCAGATTGCAATAACAACCCTGGCGGAACTTGTAAGCAGTGTGACCCATATAAGGAGGACTAATGTCTGCGTTAGATAAGTTCAAAGACTGGGGACTTACGTTCTACAAGCCAGAAGGCGAGCAGGTACGTATTCCTACAGATATAACAGCAATTGGTTCCGAGGATTTAGGTGAGTTGTTTACTCGCCTAACTGCTTGGACTGACTATATAAATTCACAATTGACTATGGCTCAGCTAGAAGAGCGTGCAGCTTTGAAAAAGAAAGACTTTACTGAAAACACTATGCTAATTAAACGCATGGGTGCTCAGGTAAAGGGTGAGCGTATCACTGCAGTTAAAACAGAGATTTCTATTCATCCAGATGTTGTACAACTTGACAACGACTATGAAGAGAAGTACGCTTATCGTAAGCTAGTAGAGATGCTACTTACAAACCATGAACGTGACCTATCTTTGGTCAGTCGTGAAATTACACGTCGTTCTAATGATTATAGGAGAAACATCTAATGGGACAAATGAAAGAGTTGTACACAGAACTACATACCGAGAAAGAAAATGATATGTCAAAATTTGAAGACCTTCCAGAATTTATGAAAGAAGAGATTCGTAAAAGCGGTTTAAACACAAAGTTTGAAGAAGCTGTTCAACAGAAGTTTCAACATGCAAAGCACGTGCTTCTAAGTAAGCACAAAGATTATGGACCAAAGAACATCGCACACAGCCCTGGCGGTCCTTTGAATGGTTTACGTGTTCGTATGTGGGATAAGTTTGCTCGTATCAATCATTTAATTGACAATAAAGCTAAGCCTGAAAATGAAAGTCTACGTGATTCATTCCTAGATATGGCTAACTATGCAATTATTGCTATGCTAGTTCTTGACGGAGAATGGCCAAACGAGTAATGACCGAAGCTCAAGCAGAACGTTTAATACAAATGCTTGGAATAATTGCTCGTGGAACTAGTCCGGACTGGGCTGAAGAAATAGCAAAAATTATAAAAGGAAAGAATGAATGAGTGTCGTAATACTCTTTGTAATTGGTATAGCAGTTATTGTACTTATAGATAGGATTTGGAAATGAAGGCAGTTGGATTTGAACCACGTTTTGACCGTGACATGGAGCGTGGTGAAGTAGGCGAACAGCTACTAGACTTACTATTTGAAGATAGTAAAGACCCCAATGTAACTATTGAAGTCAAGACTGACTACAAGACCAACATTACTGGGAACATCTATGTAGAGACACACAAGTACCGTAATGGCGACGTAGAAAACGCAGTACCTTCAGGCATCAATGGTACACAGTCTAAATGGTGGGCACAGGCATCTCCTGATGGTAATGCAGTGCTATTAATTAAGACAGAGGCACTCCGCAACTATATTGAGATTGTAGAGCCTCCAAAGAGCTCACAGCCTGTTTCTAATGCACATTCTGCGGCTAGCTTAGGACTACTTGTTTCTATGAAAGGCCTAATGAAGTATTTGAAGATGTGGAAGTCTACGGACTAGGTATACAATGAAGATTAAGGAATTCGATGGAGGCCTCAAAGAAGGCAGCCAAGAAGTAACTATAGGTATTGACCAATCATTAACGGGGTTTGCTCTGTCAGTGGTTTCTGTTGAGTTCCCTAATCTTCATATGACTTGGGTTTATAAATCCGAGTTTCGAGGTATTCAACGCCTTGTGGATATCTATAACTGGCTCGATTCCAAAATATTCGAGTTTCAGTATTATGGCTGGACTATTAAAGATTCCGCTATGGAGGGCACTGTTTTGGCCTCTCATTCTGCTCTAGCTCTTGGCGAACTAGCCGCTATCGTTAAGCTAGTCCTTTGGTATAGGCTGCCTGAACCTCCCCTTCAAATTCCCCCAATGACTTTAAAGAAGTACGCCACAGGTAAAGGCACTGCTAAAAAGCAGGAAATGCTCTTACAAATGTACAAGCGTTGGGGCGTAGAATTTAACGATGATAACGCCGCAGATGCGTATGCTCTAGCTAGACTGGCCTCTGGGTCAGCAATTGATGCTATTGAGCGTGAAACTCAAGAAAAAATAAAAGACCCTAAATATAGGGATTTTATAGAATAAACCCTGTATTCTTTAATAAGAGGATGGCACATAACTCGTATATTAAAGGACTACAAATGAGTGAAGAAGTCGTCATCCCATCGACCGAAGAACCGTTTCTTCGTGTTTCTGCTGGGTCTAATCCACAATCTGTTGCATCGGCAATCGCACATGCCATCTACGAAAAGCGAGCCGTTCAGCTACGCGCCGTAGGTGCAGGAGCGGTAAACCAAGCTGTTAAGGCTATCGCTATTGCTAGCGGTTATGTAGCCCCACGCGGCATGGTACTAAGTTGCAGACCTGGTTTTACCACAATTGAATCTCGCGATGGCGAGATAAGTGCAATTGTGTTTGCCATTACTGCAGCATAAAAAAGGTTTACTCTTATATAGAGATAAAGGAGCCATAATGGCAACCAATTACAGTGTAGGTCACGGCCAGAGACGTCGTGGCGGAAATACCAAATCAAGCTATACAGAAGCGGCAGGAAAAAGCATGACTCGCAACCACCAAACTCACGATGAAGCTATGGCAGACGCTGCAGCTATGGGAAGCCCACGAGCAACTATGGGAATGGATGCTTACGCTGTAAGCGCAGACCCAGCCCTTGTTGGCACCCAGGTTCCTAAGAAGAACATACAGGCTGGTGACCCAACCGGTATGGGAACAAAGGTTAACAAGACCAATGTTCTTTACAATGAAAAGCTTGGTGCTTCATACCGAGTTAGCGTTCCTTCTACTCCTACTATTGACCCAGCGGCTGGTCCTACAATGCAGTCAGCTCGCGTTGTTCCGTCAATTTCAGGTCGTGAAAACGCTAACTTTGAATCAGGTATCCAGGGCGCATCTAGCTACTAGGAGCTAACCTTGTCAAGTCCATCTGACCTAATGGGTTCAGGAAACTCCGGTTTTTCCCTATCTACCGATTATGGTATAGGAAATGATAACAATTCCTTAGCCCAATCTAACGTAAGACCAGTCACATCTCCTAGAGTATACCCTGGCTATAAGGGTAACTTAGGTCGTAAAGCTGCGCTTATGGGTAACTGGGAAAACCCAATTGGTGGACAGGGAACGTTCTTTACTCAAGATGATGACACTACACCAGAGCTACCTCATTCAGACCCTGGCTCTAACTTTGCTCTTAATAGGGGTGAATAATGGCTGGTGTAGTCAATAACTTTAGTGCTAACCAAAATTGGCAGTCTATTGGTGGTAATGGGTTTAGTGGTTATAACAACCAGGGCGGTTATGGAGGACCTGTTGCCCGTGGTGAGCTTGATGCTATTCGTATTGGTACAGGCCGTGTTCCCTCAGCAGAATACCCAGATGGTTATCTAGGTACAATTCGCAGCCGTCGTGATGACCGACTACTTGATTCAATCAAGAATCGTGTAGGACAAAAGTCTTATCAGCGCGGTGTTCACAAAGGTGAACGTATTGAGGGTTCAGCATATTTCTGGTCACCAGAGTTTAACGACATGATGGGCATCAAACGTCAGATGCGTGGACAAAAAGGCGGACTAGTTCCACGATTCTCTCCACAAATGCAACTTATGCCAGCACCTCATCTAGTTAACGATGGTAAGGCTAATACTGTTGCTGACCAACCAACTGCATTTGATGCACAACGTGCAAACGCACTTAACTATCTGAAACCAGCGTGGCGATAATGTCCCAATTTGATGGTAACTACGATTATACAAAACCTTGGGCAGGACCAGGCGATTCAGGATATTCTGCGTATGGCAACTCTGGGACCCCTAAATGGTCTTATAATGGACCATGGGCCTCTAATATGGAGCGCCTTACACAGCAGGCGTTGTTGGCAGCAACGTTGCCTGGAGCACAGCTTCAGCAACTAGTTCGCCCACCTCTCCCGCAAATCCGGCTGTTTCCAGAGCTTTTTGGCTATGGTAATCCACGTCTACAACCAAGTATTGAAGATGTGGTTTCAGTAGACCGCGTGTACACGGACCCAAGAGTCTCGTGGTATTCCGGTTCACCAGCAGGATACTCTGGTAGCAGTAGAAACGATTTAGGAGCTAATTAATGGCTAACCGTCCATACCGAGGAAAAAGACTTAAGTCAAAACTAAAGCTTGAGTTTGGCATTCCCGACATAGAGTTACCAAAGTCAGAGACCACAGAGGCCCAGATGCCTAGTGAAGAGACTGTCTCTGCCACAATTCCTGAAGGTGAGTCTTACACCGCTAGCGCAACCGGTAGTGGAACTATGCAAGGTACCCGAAAGATTCGTAGCGGTAACCGAATGGTCGTTGACCGCTCTGCAGTTAAAAATGAAGACATTGAAAACAGAGTTAAAGAAGTCCTAAGTGACGCCAGACTAAATCAAATAACCAAAGACGAAGAATGGGATGCCGCTAACAGGGAAGTCAAAAAGGGCGAGAAAGAACCTATTGCCCTAGATGCAAATGAGTCTTATGACCACATTGTTCAAACTCACGATTCAATTAAAAGTTTCCTGGATAAACTTCCTGAAACTATTCTTAATAAAGCAGAGCTTCACGACGCTGCCGCTAAATCAATTGAAAAAATTCAAGCTGGCCACCCTGAAGCCCAAAAGCAACGTGACATGGCGTCTAAACTCCGTACCTTTGTAGGTATGCCAGATAATATTTCTAATATTCACCAACTTCGTGATGCAAAAGAAGCAATCATGAATGGTGGAGGAACACTAGAAAAAAACAGAGACTACCAATTAAAAATTGCAAATAAGATAGTTCAAGCACGAGCTAACCTTTGGAAGCTAAAGAGGGGCGGAACAACTTTTGCTTCAGATGCCCCTTCAGTAAATCACCCAGCTTTAAAAGCAGCCCACAGAGAAGTTATGGGGATTAACAGGTCTATTAATAGTCTTTTAAAACCATTAGGTATTTCATCCCCAGTTCCGGCTTCACAGCTTACAGTTGTTGCCCAATCAATCGGTAAACTAGAAGAGCCTAACAAGACTGTAAGTCCGTCAGAGTTTAGAGACGAACACCCAGACACTGGAGAGCTCTCTAAGCCTGGCCATATTTGGGGAGAAAAACCTGGTCTTGGTCTTACAGACAAGACTAAAAAGTTTAACCCGTATGCAGCAAAAGATTACCGTGAACGTGAACAGATTCCTCTAACTGATGAAGGAAGAGACTATATTAAAGAGACTTACGGTAAAAATCACCCAGTAATGTCTAGATTTAAAGCTGCCAAACGCTCTCTAAATAAAATTAATATTCTTAAAGAAAACCTAAGAAATTCTGGACCTTCTACAACAGATGATTTAGTTTCAACAGATGACGGTAGAAATGATGAGCTAAAAGACAGACTTGTAATGGGTCAATACTCTGAAGCAAACCAAAAAAAGTCTACCGTAAATCCTCAAGCTAAATTTGTAGATACATCAGACGCAGGAAGTATTGCTAGAGCTGTTAGAGCAGCTGCAATGCAAGGAGCAGAATCAATGAGGGAATCAGACAAATTAATCCAGCACCACTTCAGCATTGCTTTTGAATCCCTAATTGCAGGAAACAAAGTTCCTGTACCTACTACCAATTTTATTGCCTCTCACCCAGAATCAGAAGACATTAAAGCAGCTATTGAAAGAAAAGCAACCGCGCATATCAGTGCAGTGGCTGCTTTTAGGTCAGGACATAGACCTAAGATGGAGCACCGCAATATCCTAGGACCTGCTGGAATGAAGAGAGCTAAAGACGAAGCTGCTGGTGAGTAATAATGGCAGTTCACGTATACGAAGTTCATATAAAGACTCCTTCATCTAAAAGTTGGACCATTCATAGCGAGCACACAAGTAACACTGCTGCATTAACTGCTGCAAATAAACTAAAAAAAGCTTCACTTACTAGCGACACTATCCGTGGAACACAAATAAAAGTATTAAAAATAGAACACAGACCGGTTTCAGAAACAGTTTTATCTACACCAGAACCTGTCTCCAAGACACCGACTAAAAAAGAAAAACCTAAAGCTAAAACAAACCTAGAGAAAATGACTGACCCTAAAGCTAAACCCCACGCTAGAACACCTAGGGACACTTCAAAAACGATTAAACTTCCTAGAAAACGTACCACAGCTCCAACACTTCCAGGAACCACTGCATCAAACCCGAAAAGAGGTAAATAATGTCATCTGATGGCGACGGCGGCGAAATGATGGAACTCCAGGCCTATGATATTATCAAGAATGGGTCTAGACCTTGTCCATCATGTAAAACAATGATGAATCCTGTAGAATTCTTATATGGAAAAGGCGTATGTCCAGAGTGTTTGGATAAACGCAATGAACAACGTATTAAAGGAAGGCTAGCATAATGGCTGGTAAAAGAAGTATTGGTGGTAATCCTGCAGCAGCATCCGAGAGTGTTGCACAATCAGCCCCTGCAGCTGAATCCGCACCTAAAAAGGATATTACCCTTCCTGCAACTCCTGACTTTAGCGCACTATGGGGCAAGACTGAAGCGACTGAAGCAACTCCAGCAGCTATTCCTGATGAACAACTATCCTCTGCAGAAGTTGGTACTGGAGAAAGTACTGCTCTTCGAGAAAAGCGCGAAAAGATGCCTGCTGACCCTTTTGTTGAGGAAAGTAAGTCACGAAGATTTAGCACTGCAGCCCAAGAAATGGCTAGAAAAGGATTTTTAAATCCAAAGAAAAAAATCAGTTTCAGGGACCAGGCTCTGATTGGCCACGCAGACCTTACTAATATTAGCGCTGACCTTGGAAATAAGGTTGAAGAACTACGCCGTCAGGTACCTATTACCGAAGATGGCAAAGCTAGTCCTATGTATGACCGAATCCACTCAATCCTAGATTTAGCAGACCACCACATTGCTCAGGCAGCAATCGAGCACATGAGAAGTCACTACGGTGTAGACTACTTAGACGCCCACCCAAATATGACTAATAAGTATACAGACGGTGTCGGTCTGAGCCAGATTCAAAAGATGGCAAGAGGAGGGGCAGAGTTCAAAAACCTAATCTCTATTCCACCAACTATGCCTAAAGGTTCTATCGGTTTTACAGCCCGTGCAGCTGACCTATTAAAGCAGGCAGCCGCTCACCTGACAACTATTAGCGTTCAAGGACAAGCAGCAGCAAAGGTAAACAAACGTCTTGTTGCTCCTGAAACTTTCGACGCTGACGGTGCTATTCAAAAACAACTTGATGACGCAAAGTTTACCTACGCTAACACTATTGACGTTGGACACAAGCTAAATAACCCAGATAGAACTGCCCCAGAAGGTACCGCACTAGCAACTGCTACAAGTGATGAAATAAAGAGAGTAAACACTCCTGATTTCTTATCTGCTGCTGGCGACCCAGAACTTGGAGCATCAAGAGCTGCTGATATTAAATCTATGTTTGATAGAAGAAGTAAATCTGGACAAGTACTAGCAGCTGCTAAAAAAGTTCACGCAACCATCCAGCGTAAAATCGCCTGGAATGCTTTCCACAGAATCTTTGGTGCAAAACTAAGTGCTAACGAAGCTGCTCAAAAAGCAAATGAAGAGTTTGTAACACCTACCCTAAAGCGTAACGCTGAAATCCGTGGTGCTAATGACTATGAAGCAGCTAAGGTAAGAACTCTTAGACAACAGATGCCTGTTACTCCTGTGTTCTCAGATATGCCTGTTGCTGGTAAGGTTGCACAAGACCTTTCGGCAAGAAACGTTTCATATGAAAAAACTACTGATTTGCCAACAGATAGTCTAATTGCTAGAGCAAAAGACGCTATTGATAAAGCAAATGCATCAGGAGATACAGCTACAGCAGCTGCACTACAGGGACATGTCGATTCTATTAACCACCACACTAACCTAGCAAAGCTAAACGCCGACCCTTCACGTGGAGCAATTGTAAAAGAAGGCTCATCAACAAGCGTACTTCGCTTACCTACAGAAGCAGAACAAATTGGTGAAGTCGGTACGCGTTCACACCTTTATGGCAATATTGGTGGACCAAATCCTGGAGTTTCTGCAAGTTCTCTAATGACCTCTAGCGATTACGCAGATAGAACACTTAGTGACAGCACTATCCCTACCCAAACTGTAGAACGTTCAGCAATGGGAGTAGCTGCCAACCCAGGAGACGCTGTAACTGAGATTACTAAGTCAAAAGAGTCTAGTGCTTCCCACCCATATTATCAAAAGCCTGTTATTGATACAGACAGTTCTGGTAATACGTTTGTTCGTGAAGGTAAAAACGATGAAGCAATTGCAGCAAATACTGCTGCAATGCAAAGAAACCAAAGAACAGTTACTGATAGCAACGGAAACACCAGAAAAGAAATCATCGACCAGAACTTGCACGCTAGATTAGTAAGTGAAAAAGAAGCGTTGTTTGCAGAACACCGTCAAGCAAAAGCAGACCTTATTGAAGCAGAGCAAAATGGCGTAAAAAACAAAAACTATGTTGGTAAAAGTGCACTGGCAAGAGCTGACCAAGAATTTATTTCTACCAATCAGGATTCAAAATCAGCCCAAGACAAGATTTCAAACCTAAAGAGTGGCCTAGTTAACCACCACACTGGATTAGCTGATAGGAGTGCCCAAGCACTTAAGGAAGCATTAGTTAGCGCTGGAGCAATTAGGGGACGTGCAGGAGAAGTTGCAGAAAACACAGGCATTCAAGCTGCTGTAAAGCCAGAAGAAGCCCTACCATCTAGAGAAGAACTTCCTTACCCAGTCCTTCCAAACCCAGAACTATCTGACCGTAACCGTATGTTCAGAAGATTCATGACAACATCTGGCATTAACCCAAATCCTAATGAACCTAACGTAGTTCAGCTAACAGATAAAAATGGTAGACCACTAGACTACAAGAAGGCAAGAAAGCGTGGAGCAGTATTTGCTGACGCTGCTCTTAACCAGTATGCATACGGACCTACTTTTAAAGTACCTAACTCAGAAGAAGAGTTTTATGCTCAAGAAAAGAAGGTTCGTAGAGCAGCTGTTAGAGGCACCGCTACCAGAGAAAGTTTTGCTGGAGTAGGACAAAGCGTAGGAGAATCCCTAAAAGCTGAAGACCAAGCAAGACTTGAGCAGGCAAACGCTGAAAATGAAGCCGCTAAAGCTCAAGGAAGAAGTTACGGAGTTCCAGAGGACCTTCTTCCAATGGTTACTAGTCCTAGCAACGTTCGTGGTCTTCTTTCACTTGGAAACAAGGGAAGCAAGCCACTAGTGTCTGCAACAGGAAAATCAGCGGTTGTTCCAGGTATTGGTCGCGTAGCTATTCCACCACGTAAAAAGGCAAAAAAGAAAGCCCGTAAGGGTAAGTTGAGTGCAGCTGATTTGCTACCAGCAGACTTACTGGAAGAAACATCTAAGCAAACTCCAGTAGTTCCTGAACTTGATGTTAGAGGTCTTCTTCGTAAAAACTCAAGAGGAGATGCGGAAGCAGGTTTGGAAGAGCAAGACTTGACAGCAGCGCCTGAAAAGCTAGGACGTCAGTTCCGTGGATTCCAGGTTAATGACAACGAGTTCTCTGAAACAGAACTAAAGAAAATGTTTGAGAGCTAAAATATCTAATGGAAATGCCTGAAGAAAACGTTAGCAAACAGATGCTATCTAGGTTTAGGAATCAGTACGGTCCTAAGCCTTCTATGACATATCTAACTAACCTGTCTAATATTGCAAACAATATTAGTAGAGCAGCAGAAATAGCACGCCCAGTTCCTAAAGAAATTCTAGACCAAGCAGCGGATGGTGTATCAAAAGTAAACACTGCCCTAGAATTGCACAAAAACAAGGCCCAATTATCTGAAGTTTTAGGTCATCTAAAGCCTGGAATTGATGCAATAACCGGTGTAGGACATGCTATATTTAAATTAGGAAAAGACGTTCATACCAAACTTGAGAATGCATCACAGGACTTCCCTGGAGTATACTCAGATGTAATGGACACAAAACTAGGAGTTCCTCAAGAGCACTTAGATAACTTTGTTCAAGAAGCTAATAAAGGAAACTAAACATGGCAGTAAACAGCAGCCGTTCAATGAACGTAAGCCTTACCGAAGGTACTACAGACGGTAAGTATCGTAAAGTTCGCCCTGACACCGAGATTGGTGATACAATGGGCAATGAAAAGACTATGGACAACCGTCAGAGTCTACACCCATTCTATGGATACGGGTTTATTACATCAGAGTATCCAGACGAGCAAAAAGTAAACCCAGGAAAGTAAGGTAAAAATGCCAATTGCAAAAAGAGCAAGCGCAAACAAGCCAATAGTAAAGGCACTAAAGAATACTGTAAAGACTGAGAAGAAGGCCCTTAATGCAGGTCTAAAGGCAGTAAAGAAGTCAGACAAGATGGCCGTCAAGAATGGCGCACCGTCAATGTTCTCTAAGAAGACAGGAAAATAACCGTGCCTCTACCTAAAAGAACAGCAGCAAAAGCACGTAAAATTGTAAAGGCCGCAAAAGCAGGCAACCCACGTGCACTTAAAAAAGTAGCAAAGTCATCTATTGCCCAAGCAGCTAAAAAAGATACACTGGTAAAAACTACTAACAAACGTCTAGACCAGATTGCTGGTGACAAAGTTGGAAAATCACCTAATGATATTATATTTGGCAATTATGGCAGAGATGAATCAAGAGCAAAAAAAATCAGTCGTACAGTTGGTCACAATGAGGGCGACACTATTGCCACCCCAGCCAAGAACACTAACTTCACCTGGTCTACTACAAGGACTGTAACCCCCTCCGAGGCACACCAATCCAAGTATAAACAAGTTAGTGGTGCAAAACAGATTGCGGAAAAGAAAGCTGTTGCTGCAAAGCTAAGTACTGGAGCAATTAAAAGAGCCGTTAAAAAAGGCACTAAGCAAGCAACAAAAGCTATTAAAAAAGTGGATAAAGTAAATTCTAGAAATGACAAAATAAGCAATACCGTCAAATCAAAACTTAGATAATTTAATAAGTTAAACCCCTTCCATTTGGGAGGGGTTTATACTATGATGGGTATATAAGGAGTATTATGCAAGAATTTAAACCAACAATCGGTTCTAAGCCAGTAGAAGGTCCTGTAATCCGCCTACTACGTTGTTTAGTATGTGAGTCATGGGAAGAGCTGCCAGACTATGAAGGCCCGTCTAATTTTGATTACCTACTAGAGATTTCACTAGAAAAGCACAAGTTTCCATCTGGTGAGCCACACGTAGGTAAACTGTTCAAGGTTCCAGTAAAGACATGGATTAATCCAGAACAGAAGAAAGCCGTCCTTGACCAGTTAGCTCAGGGTGGTTCAAAAGGTCTAGATGAGCTAGACCCTAACAAAACATTTTATGAAACCAAGATGACATTTGCTGATGAGGCAATGACATGCTGGATTGCACATAATAAAGTCACAACCAACTGTGAAGATTATGAATCACCTAAGAAGCGTTTGCTGCCGGATACAGCAGTAGAACGTAAGGAACTAGGTATGCCTAAGCCAGAGCACCTGGAAGGCCCACAAGTCTACACTTGCCATTTCTGTCCGTACCATGGTAAAGTGTTAGAACGTAAACGCCAAATTCTTGGCCTATATTAATAAGGAAAATAACATGGAAAAGCAAGTAGATGTAGCATTCTTGGTCCTAGCCCACACTGATGGAACATTCGCAGTAAAGCTAGAAGACCTAACCGCACCAGTAGAAGCAAACCGTATCGCTAACACAGGCGATGTATTTGGTATTTCTCAGCAGATTACAAAGGAGATTGAACAGCAGTTGCTAGTCAGTCGTATTGTTGAAGCACTAAACCCACAGGTTCAGAGCGTACCAGATGTAATCAAAGAAAAGTTAGCAGAACGTGGCATTCAGGCAGAAAGCACCGAGCCAACCGAATAAACTAGGTGTATGACTAACGCCACCTCGTATTTCAGTAAACCTGCAGATACCCTTGACCCAAAGCTATTCCAGGGAAGGGTCCTAAAAGCATCCATTCGTAATGGTATTATGTCACTCATTAAAGATTTCTTAAATGAGAGTTACCGTCACAGCGAGATGTGGGCCCATCCTTGGTTAGCAGGGTCAGGGGTTTCTTACCAATGGCAGGCAGCACGAGAACCAGGCGATTTAGATTGTTTGATTGGTATTGATTTTATTAGATTTAAGAAGGCCAATCCAGAGTTCAGCGGCCTAACTAATAAAGAGATTAGCGACCAGTTAAACGAAGAGTTTCACGATAGCCTCCAGAAGAAAACAGAAAACTGGAATGGTTATGAGCTAACATTTTATGCGCTAGCAACCGATGATATTAAAACCATCAAGCCATACGCAGCATATGATTTATTGTACGATGAGTGGTCAGTTGTACCAGACCCTAACGCAGCACCTCCGTCAGTTCCGGAATGGGATGAGGTTGCAGGCATAGATGAAACCAAGACCAACAATATCAATACAAGATTTGAGACAGCCCTCCAAGATTTGAGATGGGCAACCGCGATGCCAGCAAGACGAAACGCTGAAGTTAGATTAGACAGCGCAGCAGCTCAGGGTGGCGCATTGTTTGACGAGATTCATAATAATAGAAGCCAAGCATTCTCAGATGTTGGCGAAGGATACTCTGATTTCCACAATTATCGTTGGCAAGCAGGTAAGCGTAATGGGACTGTTCAGAAGCTGAAGTCAATGAAAAAGTATTTGATTGACAATAGCAGAACAGGTGCCAGGGCGTCATACGGCGTAGAATTGCCGGATGCAGATACGCTGATTCGTAGAGCTGCAATATATAGGATTAAGTAATGTCATTAATAGATACTTGTCGTTTGTGTGACCACGAACTATACGCAGGAGTGTGTGTAGAAGACCAGTGCAAGTGTGATTGTTATGGAGAAAATTACGAGGAAAACTGATGCATATAGTTGTTGAATTAGATGGTGTATTAAGAGGACATAAGCACGACGAACCAATCCTCCCCGGAATCCAGATGGTGGGAGCCCTTAGCTCCTGGAATAAGATTACATTTATCACTGAGATGAACAAGGCTGAGGCCGAGCAGTGGGTTAATATCAATAAGATATTTGATTACGATAACCTCATCGACTCATCAATTGGGCTAGTTGATGAAGACCTGAAACAGCGTCAGCTGAAGATGGCAAGAGCCAATGGTTCAGTAGAACTATTTATTACAGCAAACCCTAAATTGTGGGCAATTTCATTTGATTTGGGCATTCCGTCAGTCCTATTTGGGGTACCAAGTTATACTCGACCAGAGTTCAGGCCAGACGCACCTAAAAAGGTCAGGGCATGGAACGATATTGAAGAAGCCGTAAAGAAGCAGAATGAACTGCGCACAAAGGATGCCCGGTTAAACCGCAGCGAAGGCGTTAGATTCGAATGATTATATTTAGTGGTGTGGAGATTCCTTCCAATAGAACCCTCCTGGAAAAAGCTGGCGTACAAAACGTGATGCTGAGTTACTGGGGATTGAGGAAGCGCGGATTGCCAAAGACTAAGCCATATCTAATTGGGGAGCATTTTTTACCTAATATGAAAGTATGGGTGGATTCAGGAGCAATCCAAGCAGACAAAGCAAACCTGTCCAGGCAAGAGCTGGAGGAATACGCGGCGGATTATGAAGAGTTTATTGCGTTAAATTATGACCGTATTGAAGGATGGGTTGAGTTTGATTCGCAGGTGCTGGGGTTATCATGGGTAAACCAGCAGCGTGCAGCGTTTCAGAATGACCCTAAATTGTGGGTTGTATGGCACGAGGCGTACGGTATTCCAGTATTACAGGTCTGGGGTCAACAATACAATAATATCGCCATACCGGGCGATATAATCGATTCTGTGACGTCTCTGGCAGCCGTTGTAAGGAACATTACGGCACACAATTCAGTACAATTCCATGCGTTGGCGACAGCAAAGCCAGATAATCTACGTCAGATTCCATTTACAACAGCGAGTACACTGTCCTGGATTTCTCCAATGAGACGTGGGGAGACCATTATATGGGATTCCAATAAGTTGGTACGATACCCAAAACGGATGAAGGCTCAAGCCAGGCCGAGATACAAAATGGTAGTGGAAAAAGCTGGATTAGATTTCAAAAAGTTCGTAGAAGACGATACTCTGGAAGCAACTAAAGTAGCCGTTTGGTCATTTTTACAGTTAGAGAAGACAATGAATAATAATAAAAACAACAAAGTATCTGATAACAGTGATGACACCCTATACACTGGTTTGATGGAAATTGGGGGGGTACCTTCTAATAACAGTGGTAGTGAAATGCGGAAAGTTGAACGTGCAGAAGTAGTTCAAAGAGACCCAAATGAGATGGAATTAATGCCCGGTTTGGGGTATGAATTAAAGACCGTAATAGACAATATTGATGGTCGAGACGTACTAGTAGAAGTACCAGTAGTTCAGTCAAATATGACAAGTTTAAGACAGTGTAATACCTGTTTCGTGGCCGCCAATTGTCCAGCGTTTAAGCCAGATAATACCTGTGCATATAACCTACCAATAGAGGTAAAAACAAAGGAACAATTGAAGGGATTGTTGACCGCAATTATTGAAATGCAGGGCCAGAGAGTAGCATTTATGCGGATGGCAGAGGAATTGAACGGTGGATACGCAGACCCAAACACGTCCCAGGAAATGGACCGTTTGATGAAGTTAGTCAAGACCGTAAAGGATATGGAAACTAATAAAGAGTTCATTCAAATAACAGCCAGCAGAACCTCCGAGGGAGGGGTGCTATCGCAGTTGTTTGGTCCAAAAGCAGGCAACCTAAATAGTAATCAACCGTTGTATTCTGAGGAGCAAACAACGATGATTATCAAGGATTCTTTAGAATAGTTATATCTGATAACAGTGCCCGATTATATGTGAATCGTGATGGACCCAGATATTTGACAAAGTTAGTAGAAGGGTATTAGAGTAATACCTGAGATACTAGTTATCCAATAAAGAAGATACAGGAAATATATATGACAAATTTTTCATTTAAATTAGCAGAAGAGTTCGTAGCGGGGTACAAGAACAAGAAAGCGCCATTTGGCTACGCGGATGTAGCGGGCAATTCAGTAGGAGAGATTACATTCCTACGTACATATAGTCGTTTGAAAGAAGACGGAACCAAGGAAACTTGGGCAGAAGTATGTGAACGTGTAATCAACGGTATGTATTCATTGCAGAAGGACCACGCAAAGCAAAACCGTTTGCCATGGAGCGACGCCAAAGCTGCAGCGTCAGCAAAAGAAGCGTATGACCGTTTATATAATCTAAAGTGGACACCACCGGGCCGCGGATTGTGGGTAATGGGTACCGATATCGTAAATGAGCAGAAGAATTCAGCAGCGTTGCAGAATTGCGCATTCGTCAGTACCAATGAGATGACCAAGAACAATCCAGGTAAGCCATTCGCATTCCTAATGGAAGCGTCAATGTTGGGTGTGGGTGTCGGATTTGATGATAAGGGCGCTGATAAAGGATTTGATATATACGAGCCAGGAACGGTTCAGGAGTATGTGATTCCGGATACTCGTGAAGGCTGGGCAGAATCAACAACAGCACTGATTAATTCATATTTGAAGCCAGACCAGCCAGCATATGAATTTAATTATGATGATATTAGGCCATATGGAACAGTTATTAAGACATTTGGAGGAACCGCGTCAGGTCCGGAGCCGTTGGTTAAGTTGCACGCAAACATTAAGAAGATGTTTGAAGGCCGTAAGGGCGAGAAGTTGACACGCGTTGATATTGCAGATATCGGTAATATGATTGGCGTGTGTGTCGTTTCAGGTAACGTTCGTCGTTCAGCTGAGCTGTTAATCGGTCGTATTGATGATGAGGATTTCCTGAACCTGAAGAATGCAGAGCGTTTTCCAGACCGTAATTCATATGACCCTGAGAATCCAGGCTGGGCATGGATGTCTAACAACTCTGTGGATGTTTGTGTTGGGACCGACTTTGGCCCTATTGTTGATGGGATTGTACGCAACGGAGAACCCGGCGTTGTATGGATGGACGTCTCTCGTAAGTATGGACGTCTTGTAGATGCGCCTAATAATAAAGATAGACGCGTAGTAGGCTACAACCCTTGTGCAGAGCAGAGCCTCGAAAGCTTTGAGATGTGTACCTTGGTGG